GTCACTCATCGCTGCTCCTCTCGTTGTCAATCACTCTCTGCCCGGCCTCACACATGGCGAGGAAGCCGTCTAGCAGGCCCTCTCCTACCTCTGCGAGCTGGGCAGCGTGAACCGGGCAGTCGCCGCTGACCCTCTCCCAGCCCTCAAGCTCACTCCGCTTGATCGTCGCCGTCAGCCCAGCCAGCAGGCTCACTTGCCGGTCAGTCAGCAGCCCGATCCGCCGGTTGTCGGAGATGTTCAGCAGGTTCAGCAACCGGGATGCCCGCTGCTTGCCCCACCTGTCCTGGGCTCGGATGAGCTTGCCGATGGCCATGGTCTCGACCTCTTCGCTGTGGAGGTAGAGGACTTCGGCGACGGTCAGGTCGCCCGCCTTTACCTCGTTGCGGATCTGGTAGTGGCTTGCTCTGACCCGGTTGGCCTGGGCCAATGCGGTGTCTCTCTGTTCTGCTGTGGTCATGTCTGCTCCTTTGCGAAGATCGCATCGAGATCCACCTCGCGGATCACCTTGGCTTTGTGGACCCGGAACTTGCCATCGGAGGTGTGCGGGATCGCAGCGATGTCCGCGGCCGTAAACTCACACAGCAGAATCCTCATGCCCGCTCGCCACTCCCTGAGACACCAGGGCAGGGTGGCCAGATTGATTCCGGCTGCGCAGTGCTCGTCCTCGTCTGTGTCGCCCGTCGCTTCAAGGGTCGCGCCGATCTCGTAGGTGAGCTGCGCTTGTGAGGTCGGCGACTTGAGGTCGGCGTTGACGAGCTTGTAGGCGCGGACCTTGCCGACCTGATCCTTGAGAATGAGCAGGTCGTTGTGGCGCTCGGGTGCCACCCCTTTCGCGCCTCCGAGGTTCGCGCCTCCGAGGTTTGCGCCTCTGAGGTCCGCGCCTCCGAGGTTTGCGCCTCTGAGGTCCGCGCCTCCGAGGTTCGCGCCTCTGAGGTTCGCGCCTCTGAGGTTCGCGCCTCTGAGGTTCGCGCCTCTGAGGTACGCGCCTCCGAGGTTTGCGCCTCTGAGGTTCGCGCCTCTGAGGTCCGCGTCTCCGAGGTTCGCGCCTCTGAGGTTTGCGCCTCTCTTGACTGCCTCCTTCACGGCCCCTCGTACATCCTGCGCGGTCTTGGCGGTGTAGAGCACCTTGCCGTCCCAGCGGGACTTGATTTCGATGCTCATGTAACTCCCCTTATTGCTAGTGGGAGCGTCTGCCCCCTGGTGGATGGAGATTGGAAGGCGAGATCCGGGTGCCGTTCGCGGGCGATGTCGAGTAGCGCGTTGGCGGCGTTGCGACGGCAGTGTTCGTGGAGGTTCATGCCCGGCTTCACAGTCGGATCCCGTTGTCGCCCGCTGTGTTCTCTAGCGCGGCACACAAGTCTTCGAGACCCTTCACGGCAGCCCGGATCTCCACGGTGAAATCGAAGCCGGCGGCTTGCGTCGGCAGACCGCTCATCATGTCGCAAACCTCTTCTGCTTCGGCGTAGAGACCCTTCAGCTCGGCCCGGTCGTTCTCGTCAAACCGGGGCTCGGGGGGCTCACTCATGCGGTCGTCGTAAGAGCGGGGCATCAGGTCGCCACCATCCAGCAACCCGGTTCACACTCAATCACGCTGCTTGCCGCCAGCATCGCTGCGAGTGTCAGTCGGACCTTCGTTATCGGAAGCCCGGTCGCGTAGACAATCTCGTCGGTATGAAGCCCGCCGTTACCTTCGGCAATGATCGCGTGTCTGATCTTGTCGTGGGGGGTCATTCGCCTCGCCTCGCTGATCCGTGGGTTCGTAGTGCCTCTGTGAAGCTGATCTCGGTATCGCCCGGGTCAGAGATCATCCAGTCGTGGTCGACCGGCTCTGGCTCAAGTAGGTCGGCCATGCTCAGTCCAAGTCGGCCCGTAGCTGCGAGGAAGATCGCCAGAAGTAGGCCGGCTATTCCTATGTAAACCATCAGGCCACCTCTGCCAGGTCGATCGCGGTCCTGAGATCGCTGGCCCGGACCTCGATCATGTGACCGACCTGTGCCCCGGACGAATCGCGGGTATGAATGAGGATCTTGACTTCCCCATCGTCTGTCCCGGGTCGAAGCTGGATCGGTGCCGCTGCCCGGGTCTGCGGGCATTCGATCCATTTGTCAGACCGTTGCCTGACGCGAGTTTCTAGGACCGGCGGTGCGCCCATGACCATCGTGAGCGCCTCGTTGACTTCAGCTTCGTTCATTGCTCTCTCTCTTCTTCCGTGAGTTTTCGCTTACCGAACCGTGTGCTGTGCTTCGTCTGAAAGTGATCGTCAATATCGAAGGGCTCTCCGAACTCAACCGCGCTGCGAACTCCCCTTCTCAGCGCGTCCCGGTCCTTCAGGGACGTTGCTTCCGTGGTGGTCAGATCGAGCGCGAGGTCTTTGCCGAAGTGGAGCGGGCCGTTCTCAGAGACCCAGCCCTTCAGTCCCTTTTGGAGCCGGGTCTTCTCACGATTCATGCGGTCCCAAATCTCGGCAAGCTCCTGGGCCTGCGCTACTGAAGTGACCTCTGGCATGTCTCGTAGGTCGGCAGGTATGGGGCACCGGGCCTGTGCGGTACAGAGTGAGCAATGATTCCCGGGAGTCGCCGGCCACTCCTGCGTTTCGTAAGCAAGCTCGAGCTGGGCGATCTGAGAGGTCAGCGACATCTTGAAGTCGTTTAGGTCTGACCGATTGAAGGCGGCGGTGCGGGTCTTCAGGTGCCCGTGTTCTTTGTCCCGGTAGCGGGGGAAGACGAGGGAGAAGTTCGTTTCGTTTATCCCGGCTCCAAGTGAGACCGGGGATCCGTCGACCGTTCCGTCAAGGCAGGCGAGCGAATAGAACTTGCCCTGGAAGTCTCGCTGCACCTCTTCATCCCGGGGCATGGCGAGACTGGTCTTGTAGTCCACGATCGCAATGTGGTCCGGGTAGCCGTATACGAGGTCGATTCGGCACCGGAGCAACCAGTCACCGAAGGTCATCGAGACCGATACCTCATGGCCCAGAATGTTCTCCAGGTCTAGGACTGTTGCCTCCCCCCAATTCCACGCCATAAGCCTGAGCGCGTCCCGTTCCATCTCGGGCATGATTAGCTCGGGGTTGTCGTCGGCGTACCCCTCAACGAAGTCCCGGGCAATCTCACCGGAGACCATCGGCTCCCCGTTCTCAATCATGTATTCGGTGAGCCGGTCAATCCCTCCATGCCAAGCGATTCCCCGGGCCATAGCGTGAGACTGGACTCCGCCTCCCATGCTCCGGTACATGAAGTAATCACGCGGGCACTTATCGAACTTCGAGAGTGCGGTCTGTCCTGCTACGCGCTGATCCAGCAATAGCGGCTCTGACACCGGGGCTTGTTTAGGCATCGCCATTGCCCTTCGCCTTGGCAAGCTCCGATTCCAGGTGGCCTATGAAGTCGTCAAGCCGGTCGTGCGAGTGCTGGACCGCTTCCATGCTGCGGTTGAAGAGTGCGGGCGGCATCTCCTTCTTGCCGCCCAGCTTGCTCCACTCGCTGTAAAGCTCCCGACACTGCGCCGCCTGCTTCTCTGCCCGGTCGTCTGTGAGAGCCGGCGGTAGGTCAGGGGTTGTTTCCCGGCCTGAACCGGGGATGTATTCAACTTGACCCCGGCCCATGTAGAGCTGCTTCAACTCTTCGACCAACTCGAGCGGGATCAGCGGCTCGAGCGCGTTCCTCTGTGCCTTGCTCAGAGCCTTTGTCGCCGCAAAGGTGTCTGGCTGCCAAGTGAAGTGACCGTCTTCGGTCTTCTTCTTCTTGTTGACCTGATCGCAGGTAGCGGTCGCGGTCCCCCAGTTTCCCCCGCCGTGCTGGTCGTCAGTCGCATAGACCGTGACCCGGATGCCCGGTACTTCGCCGTACATTGGTCCGTCGCCATTGACCCCGATCTCTGCCCGGACCATTACATCCTCAAAGAGCGGTGGCTTGGATCCGTCGACCTTGATCTGACCGAGACCCCGGGCATTGAAGGTGCGGACCACTTCCCGGACTCCCTTCCAGCTCAGTCCGACTACCTGCTGCCCACCCTGGGGGAAGGCGTAGACCGCTGCTTTCGGTGCGTTGCCCTGAAGCTCCATCGCAACCTGTCGCTCGTCTGCCTTCGACATAGCCCGGTATGCGTCTGAGCGGTCGTCTGCGGCTAGTTCGGACGGATCGGGTCCAACTACCCCGGATCGGTCGTTGCCCTGCTCAGAAGGCGCGATTGGAACAAGCGCCCCGGACCCGGAAGAGTGAGATGAATCCGGGGTCGCTTGCTCGTCCGGCGGCTGGGATGCTCGAGATGCGCCGGACTCCTGATCGGTCGAGCTGTCGGTCTCTAATCCGTCAGACTGCGAGCCGTCAGAAGTATCGGACTCCGAAGCCTTGTCGGCCCCGGAGTCCATTGCCTGATCCGGGCCTCCCAAGCTCTCGCTTGCTCCCTGATCTGACAAGTCAAGTTCGGTTACTGCGCCACGCCTGCCGATTGACCATGCCCGGTCCAAAGCGCGGAAGGTCATGGTGCCGTTCTCGCCCGGTTCGACCTTGCCTTCTCCATGCTCGTCAATCAGAAGGTCGATCTCTCCAGCCTGCGAGGGGGTCAGTTCCACAGGTCTTCCTTCTTCAGCTCGGGGAGATTCTGATCTTGCCCGGCGTCATTCAAGACCTCGACAAGCTTCTGCTGGCTGTCGGGCCGGGGAACGTGGCCCCGAGCCCAGTTGCTAATCGTGCCTTCTGGCTTGTCAAGCAACACTGCGACACGCCTATGGGTCAGGCCGCGCTTGTTCATTGCCCCGGCTAGTCGATGCTGCTCTGTCGTCTGATTGGTCATCGCTAATCAACCTAGCACAGAATCGCAAGATCATGGTCATGGGGTTTCGTTTCTCCGCATAATCGGCAATGATCGTCATCCTGTTCGTTGCTCAGTAGGCAATGAGCAACCCGATAGGAGGCACCGATGAACAACCGACCGTTCGCTGAAACGCTCGCCCGGCTACTAGAAGAGAGGGGCTGGTCAATGCGCGATCTGGCCCGGCACCTTCAAGATGACTTCGATGGCTGGGGGTCTATCGGCACCCTGAGCCAATACAACACCGGGAAGATCAGGCCGACGATGAAGGCTCTGGAACGGATGGCGTTCTCGCTGAAGGAAGAGCCGTCAGTCTTTGCGGAATACCGATTAGTTCTGGCCCGGACGCAACTGGATCCAGAAGAGGTCGGTCTTGCGGTGGCCCTGAAGAACCTGGAACGCTTCGAGGGCAGGTAAGGCGATACCCCGGCGTGAACCGGGGGGAGCGGGTCAGACTAAGCCGGCCCCTCGTTCTTGAACCACCAGACGGCGACTGCCGTGAGGATCGTGGTGACAGCCACGGACAGTTCGGGGTCGATGTCCACGCCGTAGATTGCGAGAATCGAAATGACTGCGCCGATGACTGCGACGATGGTTTTCTTGTATTCGGACTGCATTGAATCTCCTTGTTGGTTGTTATGCCCGGTTTAGAACGATGTCCAGCGAGCCCGTTCACCGCGAACGTCGGCATGCCTGCTGCCTGCCGGGTACGAGCCGTAGCCATCGTTCGCGTAGAACTTCTCGAAGGCCGCGTCAAACGTTGTCTGTCCAAACCGGTTGACCGTCGCTACGTCGAAGTCGGTAGCGATCGCGTCGATGTGCTTGGAGTTCGTGGCTCCACCGATTGCGGCGTTGTAGGCCCGGTGCCGGTACCACGAGAGCGCCGGCATGGAAACGTCGCCCAGCTTGTGACGAACCTGCTCGAGCTGGAACGCCTGCTCCTGGCATCCACTTCTCAGCGATTCAGGAACCCGTGTCCCGTCCTTACACCGGGTTTCAGCCTCGGTGAAGTTCGGGGATGCGTAGCCGCGCTTCCAGAGCAGATCCTTGAAGCCCTGATTGGACCGGGCCTTTTGACCGTAGGGGTGCTTCCAGTGGTGCGCGAACTTGTCCGGCAACCAGTTCGGTATGCCGCGTCGGCTCGGCTTGGCTTTGATCCGGCGGGTGAGCCTCTTGACCTGTTCGACCCGGCTCCGAAACTTCTGGAGTAGTGAACGCTGCTGCGCGATCGCTTTGGTCCGTTTCTTCTTCAGTTCGGCTTTGGTAGCCATTAGGTGGTGATCCTTTCTCTGTTTTCCTGTCGCATGGATTCCAAGATTTCGACAACACCTTTGAGAAGTTCCGTGTTGGTTCTCAGAAGCTCCGTGTTGGCCTCCCACGCAGCTTCAACCCGGGATCCCAACTCGGGGGCTGCGTACTCTTCGAGAATCTTGATCTTGCCCTTCGCCTCTGCCAGCTCAAAAGCCATGTGAGTCATCTGCTCAGACCGCTCTTTGTCGCCCTGCTCAAGCTGTTCGATTCTTGCCCGGTTCGCTTCGTGGACCTCAGCCCATGTCTGGTTTGCTTCGCCGCTGGCTTCTGCGACCGCACCCTTGCGCCCGACCTTGAACCAGGCGAAGACCAGGGCACCGAGCAGGACAACAACCCCGGCCATCTGGGAGATGGTGGTGAGCATTTGATCCATAGCTGTCAGCGCGAAGACACTCACGACCGCTTCCGATCCGTAAGGAACTCGTCAAGTACGCCCGTTTCGCCCGGGGTAGCGCCGGCTCCCATGATGAGATCCATGTACGCCTGTGGGAGATTGGAAGAACTGATCCCGCCCGAATAAGAACCGGCACCGGATGAAGCCCTGTCGGTGTCTGCTGCGATCGGGCTATCTGAGAACCCGGGAGAGCCTGCCTGTACCCCTGCGCCCGGAATGATTGTGGCTGTGCTGCCGTCAACACTCATGCCGGGGAAGTTCGCTGATTCGCCCGGGTCAAGCCCCATCTGCTGTGCGACCTTCTGGCCCATACCGGGGAAGTGACCGACGCTGTATTCGCTCGACTGCGCCATGCTGTCGCCCACCGATTTATCTAGGAACCCTGCGCCGCCTTCCGGGTTTGTCTTACTCGTACCGAAATACTTGTTGCCTATCTTCATGATGATATGGCCGGGGTTGTAGAAGACCGTCACCGCGCCCGGTCCCGGTTCGGTGACTGAACCGAAGTCGCCGGATACAAGCGCACCCTCCTTCATAAAGCCCATCGCCTGTGCGACATACGAGACCGCACCAGAGCAATCAAGTCCTGCTCCGGGGCTGATCTCGCCCGATACATGCCCGCCGCCCCAGAGGTAGGGGAGGGACAATTTCTCAAGCTGCATTGCTGCCGCCATACCCGCCTTGAACCGGGTCACGGTCTGCTTCGGTGCCTTGCCGAGATCCACGCCGACGCTCTGAGTCGCCGCGCTCACTTCAGCGTTGGGGATCCCGAGCTTTACGCCTTGCGCCTTTGCCTTCTGGAGTGCCTGTCGAACGTCTGCGGGTATCGCCTTCATGGGTGCCCGGTCGTAAGCCTCGAGTAGCGGTTGTGCCTCTGCCGTCCGTTCGTCGTACCTCTCCGGGAAGGCTGATCTCTGGACTGACTGGGCGAGTGTGCCCGGACTGGTGCCGGCTCCCCTGCCTGCCGCTGCCGTTTCCTCGAAGTATCGCTTGGCCGATGCCCTGATATTCGTCGGGTTGTCGTAATACATCTGGCGTTCCTGCCGCCATCCGAGCGAATCGTGATCCGTGGCTACCAGGGGATTGCTGATGTTGGCTTCCACCAGGGCGGTTTGGACTGCTGACAGTTTCTCTTTCTGAGTCGCGCCCATCTGATCGCCCACCTTGAGAACCTTTGCCAGAACCTTTGCCTGCTCTGCTGTAAGCCCGGCTGACATGAGTTCGCGCCTCGGGGCACCCTTCGCTGCCTCCTTCGCCGTCCGGTATCCCTGACGCGCTCCCTTGAGGTTCTTCGCCGCCTTGAACTGCTGCTTGGTTCCGACCCGGCCCTTGCGAGTGACCCCGAGCTTCCCGGCTTCTGCGCCTTCTGCGAGCTGGCGAACCGTGGGCTTGCCGAATACGGGCTGGGTAGAGGTCTTGCCCGGTTTCTTGCCCTTGACCCGGAAGCCCGTTACCACCTTGCCCCGGTCTGTCTCCTTGATCTCGGCTGCCGGGGCGAGCTTCTTCAGCGCGGATTCGATGATGAGCATGGGGTCGACTTTGGCTGGCTTGGTCTTTGGCCCGGTCTCGCTGATCCGGGGCTTGGGGGTGTCGGCCTGCGCGATCTGGTCAAGGGCGGTGTCGATGACTTTGCCCGGAAGAGCAAGTTTGGGCCGGGCATCTATCGGGCTGGCAAGGGCGACTAGCTGCGCCGTGAGGCTCTGGGGTCGCTCAACCGGGGATCTTGGTGCTGGCCCGGTGTAAACCGGGGCTGGCGAATAGGTGGGTGGTGCGACAGCGGTTGTGCCGGAAGATGTGCCGACCTTCGCCGTACCAGAACCCTTCGTACCTGCAAGCCCGCCTCCGAGATTGGCCTTGCCGGATGCGGTAGTGCCTGATGGCTTCGGGCGGCCTCCACTGCTCGGCTTCGGCTTCTTCTTGGGCCGGGTCGAAGAGGGTCCGTACTTCGCTTCGTCTGATGCTCTGCTCGGCATTAGGCTTGCGCTCCGATCAACTTGTCGTTACAGTCGGGGGTATGAGCAACCGAGCAGAAGACCTCGTTATCGCCATCGGCCTTTCGATCTGGTTCACGATCTTGTGTGGCGGATTCGCGTACCTCTACTGGTCCGTGGGCTTCGTGGATCCCCGCGACATCTTCGGCTCCACTCTGAGCAACATCGGCGCGATCATGGTCTTCCCGGTCGGCTGGCTTGGCCTGTTGGCCTGGGCTTGGGAGAACGCCTAGCATTACTGGCCGAGCCTTTCCTTGATCTTGTCCATAACGTCCTGCGCCGGGCTTGCTGATTCCATACGGTCCCGTATCTGATCCATCACGCTTGCTGCCCCGGATGCTCCATCTCCCCCACCTAGCGTCCGCTGCTGGTATTCCCGGATTGCCTCTTGCTCCCGCTTCGTTTCAGCATTGATGTAGTTGCCCTGCTGTCTGAGTCGGCTGCTGGACTGAGGGAAGAACGGTGCCATACGTTTGAGAAGTACCCCGCCTGCCCCGCCGTCCTGCCTGAACTCTCCCTCTTCCCGGGCCTTCGTTTCCTCGCCTGAGCCCGGCGCGTACCTCTTCGGCTCCGGGCCTCCCAGACCGAACGGCAGGTTGACCGGGAAGGCATCGTCAGTCATCGGGGTTCCGCCGGCTGCTATCTCTCCTGCGACTCGGTACGGGGTGAAGGTACTGAGCCATTGGTTTAGCCCGATCTGAAGTTCGTTGCTGAGACCCCGAGCAGAGAACCTGCGCGGCATCGTTTCGCCGTCGACTGTCAGATCAGACCGGGTGAAGTAGTTGCGGCCCCATATCTGGTTGCCAATCAGGGCAATGTAGGGCGGGACGAATCCCATCAGGTCGCGGGTGTCCTCAAACTCGACCAGGCCGGAGAGAAGGGGGTTGCCTCGGTACATGTCAATAAACGGGGTATTCGGATCCTGCGGATCCCCGAGAAAGGTCTTGCCAAGCGCCCATCCCATCGCATCGCCTAGAACGTCCCTGAGCTGGTCTGATTCAAGTCGACCCAACTGGTAGGTGAGCCCGGCTGCGATCGGATGCTTGGACGGCAGGGTGAACAGGGCGAACTTGGTAGCGAACCTCATCCATGAGTAGAAGGGAATCGACCGCTTCAGGATTGACCGCTCTATTGCCGTGAAGGTCTGGTAATCGCCAAGAAAGTCTGCGAGCCCCTGCGACATGTCCTCGAGCTGCTTCGTGTCTTTCATGGCTGCCCGGATCTGACCGTTCGGGTCGAGCTTCATTCCCTGCGTTATCCGGTTGATTGCCGCGTCGGTCTTCTTGAGGTTCACATTCATACGCTTGATTTCGTTGCTCTTCAGGATCTTGTAGGCGAGTGCCCGGCGGCTTGCGTTCTCCGGGATCTGCGAGAGCTTGAACCACGCTTGGATCGGGTTGACTTTGTGAAGAGCCTGGCCCCACTTGCCTTCGCGGAATATCCGGTGTCCCTCGACCGCGCCGCCGATCAGACCGTTGCCTTGAATCTTTGCTCCCATCTGTGGCGGGTTCTGGAAGTCGGCTGCCTGTGAGATCCCGGCGTAAGCATTGAACCGATCAAAGTCTTCGCTGCCGAGCATTTCCCGGCTCGAGGTTGCTACCCGGCGGCGAAGTAGCCCGGTCCTGGCTCCAGTTCCCTTTGCTTCCCTTCTCATCCGGTGCCACATGATCTGTGCCAGAACCCACGATGCGGGTGTGACCCCGCCGATCGCTGCCTGTGCTGCCGTAGAGATCGTCTGGAATCCGAGCCATCCGGTGTTGCCTGCGAGCAAGTAGCCGCTCATCTTGCTCATTGCTATATCTGCCCCGCGCCCGACCTTGCCAACGTGCATGCTGGACTCAAGCTCGTCAAGAACCTTTGTCGGGACTGCGTACCATCCCTTCAGATCATCGAAGCCTGCCGTTTCTGCCGCCTCGGTGGAAGTCTTGATTGCGTTGGATAGATCATCCATGTAGGCGTTGCCGAAGTCGTTGGATCCACTTTGCGCCTTGCCCGGTTCCATGTCTACGTTTCCTGCTCGGCGAAGTAGGCCCGGGTTAGCCAAGACGAATGAAGACTCGTCAAGTCCGCGCTTGTTGGCCTCTTTCAGAATCTCAGCCTGTGAAAGTCCCTGCCCGGTCCTGTCGCGGCTCCACGGCAGGCTGTTTCGCTCGTATATCTCCGAGACCATTTCCCATGAGTTCCGGCGCTTCACATTGCGCTGGAAGCCCCTGAGTAGGACGGACGGATCGTTGTTCTCGATTCCCTCCCGGAAGAGCGCCCCGGTGTACGCCTTCGTGCGTTCTGAATGGCGGGTGCCGCCTGTTGCCATCTGGGAGAACCTGCGTCGACGGGAAAGCTCTGAGGGGAAGTACCCAGCTTCTGCGAGTCCGGCTTCCTTTGCGGTCTGTCTGACCCGGGCAATGTAGTCAGCGTTGCTTTCGCCGTCTAGCCGCTCAATCCCCAGATGCTCGGCCTGCTGTGCGACCCGCCTGTTCGCTGCCTGCTCAATGTCTAGGGCCGGATCTCGCCTTGCCGCGCTCTTGACCGGATCACCTACTGCCAGTCGTTTCTCTGCCCGGCGGAACTGGTCGATCGTCTGACCAAACTCGGGGGTGAATATCTCGTCCGCCTGAGCTATGACCTGTTCGATCTCCGGGATGTTGTCCAGGGGTCCGTAGTCGGTCTCTGCTGCCCGGGCTGCCTTGATCGCTGCGATACGAGCCGGAAGCTGCTCTTTGGCCTGGTCCGCCGTCCTGATCCCTAGTGCGAGCGCCCACTTGACCGCCTTGCTCTGATCCTGTGACAAGCGGCTCATCAGAAGTGCGACCGTCCGCATAACCCGGCCCTGCTGTGCGAGGTTGATTGCCCGGGTCCGCGCCTTGCGAGCTGCGACATTCCTGGCTTGTGTCGCATTTGCCCGGATCGGTGCGACCACTCCCGGCTGGTTGGCCGCGTCCAAAAAGGCATTGCCCTTCTCAGCGCCCTTGCGGGTCTTTCTAGCCCGGATCACATCCATTGTCCGCTGCGCCCCGACTCCTACTGCGTTCTTTGAGAGTGCCTGTTCCCGGGCTACTGACCCGGCTTCCCGGAAGAGACCCGGACGCTCTTTGGTCATAAAGGTCTGAAGTCCCTTGCCGAGTGCGCCCGATCGTCCGGCTGCTCCGACTACTCGCCCGGCTGGTGGGGCGACAATCAGCGCGTCCAATCCGTAAGGGGTGAGCCCGCCGTTCTCTGCGACCTGATCCCGGAAATACTTGAAGTCTCCCTCGAGCAATGGCCCGTAGCGGGAAACGTAGTCCTGCTTCATCATCTCGAGTGCGCCTGAAGGGTTCGTCGCCATCTCGTAGACCGCTGCTGGTGCCCCGAGCAACATGTCTCGCCCGGATTGAAGCGAAGCCTGAGCAACCGCGCCCGGGTTCTCTACCGTCGCCGCCCCGAGCTGGAAGGGCAACGATGCGAGGTTCCTGGCCTTCTCTTCCGCCGGCACCACTCCGGTAACTGGCAGAGCGGCTGGGGATAGGGCTGCCCGGTTCAAGGCCGCTCCTGCCCGGACTGGTGCGGTTGCCGTCCTCTTCGCGCCTTCTTTCGCCAGAGCCCTTGCCGCTGCGCCCTTTGACCCGGACTGCTTGGCGATCTCCCTGGCCGAGAGTGCCCCGGCTCCTGCGGTCCCTGTACCCGCCGTAATCTTCAATGCTTCGTCGTAGAGCTTCGCCTGTGCCCGGGTCTTCGCGCCCTTCGCTACGTCCTTTGCCCGGGCTGTTTTGGTCATCTTGGCCCGGTTTGCCTTGATCCGTCTTTTGACCGTTGCCTTTTCGAGCCGGTCTAGTTCACTATTACTCCGTTTGACCCTGCCACCTTTGACATCAGCCTGACCGCCTCTAGCCACCTTTGCTGCCTGAGACTCCTTCTGAGCCGTCTGTGCGGCCTTCTCAGCGTCTTTCACGCCTTTTCCGCCCTTGCCTGCCTTGACCAGTAGCCCGGCTGCTGTGAGCGTGGTGAGCAGATCCACCGAATCGCTCACTCCTGGAATCGTTGTCTGCTTTGTGGGACCGTCCGCAAGGGGGGAGATTGGCCCGCTCAATACGGACAGATCGCCTAGTGCCCGGGCTGCTCCGGGTACGCCTGTAAGTTCGGCAACGTCGGCCCACGTTACGTCGCCTGCGGTCTGACCTAGCCTTGAGCTAACCTGCGCCCGTTGCTCTGGTGTGACCGTTAGCCCGGTCGTGGCATTAGCGAGTAGAGCCGGGTCAATCGTGCTGGTGGGAGATGCGGGTCGTCCATTGCTCCCGGATGACTTGGGCCGCGTAACTTTCGCCGTACCAGAGCCCTTCGTACCTGCAAGCCCGCCTCCGATATTGGCCTTGCCGGATGCGGTAGTGCCTGATGGCCTCGGCTTCGGACGACGCTTTTTGGGCCGGGTACTAGACGGGCCGCGCTTGGCTTCTTTGGACGCTCGGCTTGGCATCTAGCCCGTTCGCTTCGCCTTTTCACGAGCCCAAGCTGCGGAACCGATCGGCTTGTTGACCCGGCGCATGATGATTGCTACTGCCTTCTTTGCGTCGATCTGGTCAGCGCCTTCGGCATCCTTCGCTACTCCGAGAATGAAGCCGTTGCGGTCGGCCATGAGTGCGGCCTGTTCCTTCGGATTCGCCGCCTTCATGTAGGCGTTCGCCACGATCAGGGCATTCTTGACTCCGCTGCTCAGTCCGCCCGGGCCACCATCTGCCTTCGCATCTGCCCGGTCCTCGATCCGGCCCTGCTTGTCGCTCCGAGCCGTATCGAGCAGATCGTTGTACCGGCTGCCTACGTCCTGCTGCTGGGCCAACTGGTTCGCCAGAAGGTCAGACCGGGCTCCCGCTATCGCATCCCGCCTTGCCACGTTCGCATCGGCCAGGGCATACGGCAGACCGGAGATCGTGTCCTGCTTGCGCGATCGCAGCTCGTTCACGGTCTGCTGTGCGTACTTGCCTTTGAGCCCGGACCCCGCAATGTTGCCGAGCATGTTGTTGAGCTGGGAGACTTCGACCCTCTGGGCACCGATGGCTGACTTCTTCTCGCGCCCGTAGTCCTGGTTTGCCCCGGCGATCGTGGCCTGAGCAACCGCGTTGGCCCCCGTGTTCTCGCGGCGAGACTGAACCTTCGCCTTCTGCTTGAGCTTCTGCTTCTTCTGTGGACTGAGCCGGGCCATTACTTGTTTCCTTTCTTCTTGCCGAACTTGTTGAATGCGCCCGGTCTGGTTTGACGGGCTGAGTAGATGGACTGCTGCATGAGGTCGGCATCGCCCACCTTCTGCTCCCGGATCCCACGCTGGAGCTTTCTGCCCCGGTCAAACTTGCCGCGCCCGGAGTCGAGCTTGGTCAGCTTGCGAGACCGCTTGGTATCGGTCTTCCCACGCTGGAAAGTGGTCTTGGTGTCTTGTCCGAGCTGGGTACGAGCGGTCCCGATCCGGGCAAGGTTCGTGGTCAAGTCCTGTTCCATCCGGCCCTGTGCGACTGCTATCGGCTTCTCGGCGTAAGCCTGGTTCTCTGCCCGCTTCGCCGCCGCTGCTGCTGCGGTTCCGCCATACAGAGTCCCGGATGCGTTCTGGGCTTCCTTCTGTGAACCGGCCTGAATGCCGAACTTCCTGCCGATGTCAGCGAGCTTGGAAGAGAAGTCCTGCCTGTTTCGCCCGGCGTCCCGTTTGAGATCGGTCGTTCTGAAGTCGAGCTTCTGGCCTTCACGCCTGTAGGACCGGCGAATGTCCTGCTTGCCCTGGGTCCATTTGCGGGCAATGTCATTGAGGTTCTGATTGAGGTCCGTCCTCGACCACTTGTTAGCGGTCTTCGTATCGTCGCGGAGATCCCCTAGCCCGCGTTCTGCTGCCCGGCGCTGTGCGGCTATTGAGGGGTCGTAGGAGCCGTAGGGCACCTCGTAGTAGTCGCCCTGCTTCTTCTGCTTGCCCTTCCCGGGCCAATTCTTCTGCGGCCTTACACCTCCGCTTGGTCCGTTTGCTGGCATCGGCCTACACCTTCCTTATGACGACTCGGTACTGATCGGTAGTCGGTGCCACGCCGAATACGACCGTGGCCTGCGTTTCATTGGTCCGCTGGGCTGCGGTAGGTGCGATCGTTTCGTATGGCGCACTGTTCCGGTAGACCTCGATCAATACGTCCCGGGTTCCCAGATTGTGCGTGACCACAATGGAGGTAGCAACGCCGTCGCCTACGTCTTCCGAATAGCCGTTCGCCCGCTCGGGGGGAAGTACGCCCGGCTTCTGGACCGCCCGCTCAATGAACCGCTCGAGGTCAGCCTCGGTCTGAAGGTTGCCGATGCTCATGAAGGCATCACGATCCCGGCCCAGAACCCGGTCTGAATCTGAACTCCGGTTATAGCCATCTGGAAGCCTGTAGCCAAAGTGACAACCTGATTGGCCCGGAGCGCGACGGTGTGAGATCCAGCAGTGAGTGAGAGAAGGCCGACCCCAGCCAGCGGGACGCTCTTAATATGCTCGAAGTTTGTACCCGGTCCCCCGGCTGGCACCTGCGAGTAAGAGGCAATCAGAACGGTCGGGCTGCCGTCTAGTTCAATCTGAATCGAGCCGGCGAAGTTGGAGTCGGGCCTTGCACCAAAGACGAGCTGCGACTTGAAGGCGACAGCGAGTACGGAAGGCACGGCCACGCTGAATGTTTGGCTCGAGTCCGCAAGTAGCGCGGTATTCGTGCCTGCTGTGGTTCGTGCGGTGCCGTTGGCTCCTGAAATCTTGCCAACTAGCAATGTCCTGTTCGCCTGATTGAGCAAGGCATTCAGGTTCGCCATCACCTCGTCTGCGTCCGGGACAACTCCATTGACGATGTTGTGGGGAAGGGAAATAGCCATTACCGTCTGACCGCCTCTGAGGGCCGAATGAAGGTTTCAATGGACCGGAGCCTGAAGGTGTCGACCGTTCCGCTACAGGTGATCCGATAACGCATGTACCGCGCCCGTTTGCCTACCCGGCACTTGAGAGGACGGATGCCGTTTGATTCGCCCGGTGTGCAAGTGAGGTCCGAGAAGACTGCGCCATCCGTAGGACTGACGGTTACGCCCGGATCCTCTGGGCCAAACCCGACTCCCCAGAGCCCGTCAGCATCGCCCCATTCAGCGTCAGCATCGCCCCACTGCCTGAGCGAGTTCGCGTACCCGGCAACATCGTAGTTCGGGCCTCCGAGACTGCGTTCAACCCGGAGCGATCCGCCCTTCAGCTCGTACCGGAGTCGAACCGAGCGGACTGAGTTCTCCGTCATATTCCCGGTCTCGTAGTCCCGGGTCACGATCTGAGCAACCGGGGGCAGACCGTCCGCGTCGTTGGCATTGGGCGATTCGGGGTTGAAGAAGTCCGAGCATTCCACGATCTTTGCTGCGGCTCTCCCCTGGACTGCGAAGAGCTTGGGGTCAAGTGTGCTGTCGCCGTGGCGGATCTCGAGCGCCGCCGACTCTCCCCCGTCGCCTGAGAAGCGAACCCACGGCCAGGAAGTGCCCTTGTATCGAGTCTTGACGGGCCGGTCGATCCGGCAAATGAACATGTCTTTGACAGTTCCGAGCGGCGATACGATCGGCAGGATGTAGTGGCCCCGGAAGACAACTGCCTTTCCGAACCGGGCTCCCCACCTGATCCACGCCTTGTAAGGCCGCTCAATGCCCCGGGAGATCCGCTGAGGGGTAGATACCCCGTCGAGTAGATAGATGCCGTCAGAAGCCGGGACAACGAGCTGCTGCTCATACCCTGCGATCCCTGCGACCCCGGCAAGCACGATTGCCTCCGAGAGTCGTCTTATCCGGTGCTGACCGTTGCCGGATGCGTCCACGATCTCGTAGGCCAAACCCTCGATCGTCCAGATGCCGTCCGTGGTGAATACGATCTGGGTTCCGCCAAGCTCCGCAAGCCCGGTGATTCTGGCCCCGGATGGCAGCTCGTGTTTGTTGTTGACGGGGAACGAGTGCGGGTTGCCAATGGCGCTGAATCGGACGATTCGACCTTCTGCGATCACCAGACGGTTGTTACAGACCGCGACATACTCGCCTGTGTGGTACGGATCCCCGCCCGTCACGCGGTAGATCGGGTAGAAGTTCGCGGTCTGACCCGTTGCGGTGGATCCCACGTAGTTCTCGCGCAGGGTCAGGGAGGTTGCGGATTCGACTGACTGCACCTCGTAGATCCGCCCGGTTCCAATCTTCATCAGGTGGCCCGGTACGACGATCGCGCTCCATGTTCCGCTGGACCGGGTGACGGTCTTTGAGCCGTTGGTGACTGCCACAACTGAGGTCGCGGTGTGGGTGGTCGAAGACCTTGCGCCGGCGGTTATCGCCCCGCCTCCGATGAAGACCAGGCCGAGCATCACGGCGTTCTGTTTCGGGTACGACATCCCGGTAGAGGCATCCAGGTTGATTAGGGTCTCGTCGTCTGAGTCGAGAACGTAGGTCTTGTTGGCATCTGCGCTGATCGTCCGTCGACCGGCATTGAGGATCCCGTCAAAGAGAAAGGTTCCTGATCCGGTCATCGCATTGTCTGAGAACGCAACTGAGCCGCCTCGCCTGTAGGCCGACCCGTCATCGTCTAAGACCATGTTCAAGTAGTCGTAGGCTGCCGTATCGTCAATCAGATGCGGTGCTACGTCCCGGTTTGAGCCGCCGGAAAAGTCCTCTTGGACTACTTGGCTTTGGTTCGCAGCCATTAGGCCGTTACGCCCCGTATCCCGATCTGGAAGGGCGCATCCCCGGTTTCAAGTGAGATCCGGTGGCGCTCGAGTTCGGAAGCTCGGACGCGGTATCGCTCTTCATTGAGCTGCGAGAGGTCGGCGCTGTCTTCAACCGTCGAGTAGTAAACGGCTGCGACGTACAGGACCAGGGCCGGGTGGAATTCTTCGGGGAACGCCGTAGGTTCATCGTCATCCAGGACCAGGGCGGGTGGGGTAAAGACGTACTGCACGATTACGGACTCGCCCACGCTCGGGGCCGGCCAGATCGAGAAGCCGCCTTCGTCTGTCCACCACGCGCCCGGTGCGTCAAGGATCAGGTCATTGGTGCCGAACCGGGCGGCTTCCATCGCGCTCGAGTTCTCGTACTTGCGGTTATTGACCCGGACGACCAGCGGTACGATCAAGTCGACCGGCAGCGTGTAGGCGGTTTGGCCTACAACGGTGTCAAACTCCCATAGCTTGCGCGGGAACTTGGACGTAGAGGCGAGATCCCGGACTGCTTCATTAAGCAGATCGGTTGCCTCGATGTCCGTCAGGTCGAAGCCTGCGAGGGTTAGTCGCTGTCTGAGGGCTGAGAGTCTGATGCGATTGCTCCTTCATCTGACACTCCGCCCAGCTCGGTCGGGGGTGCTTCGACTGCTGATATAGCCGCTTCTGCGGCCTGGATGATCGGCAGTCGGTCGTGGTTTTTGCCTTCGTCCTCGATCAGTTCTTCGAGGGCTACTACGTCCCGGTTGGCAGCGGCAATGGAGATCGCCTTCATCTGCTCGCCGTTGGTGGGCTTGGGCTCGTCCGGGGCGGCTCCTGCCTCCCAGATGTCCCGGTTGAAAAGTTCGTGTTCCCGGATGAACGTAATGCAGATGTCATCCTCGGTCTCGAGGATGGAGTCCTCGAAGCTGTATGACCAGGGCGACTCGTCAGGCTCGGGCTTCTCTACGCCGAGAACCTTGCCCCGGGCATCGTACTGGTAGTCCTGGGCAATGCGAATCAGGGTGAGGTCGGGAAAGCGCGACATGAACGTAACCGTCTTCGGCTTGCGCTTGCGTTTCTTGGCCGGTGTCTTCTTCGCTGTGGTCATATCGCCTTTCGTCTGGGAAAGTCGGGCGAGGGCTCTTGGAAGCCCCCGCCCTTCAATCCGTCTAGCCGGTTACGCCCGTGATGGTCGCGCCGGTTGCCGGAAGGCCGACCTGGAAGCCTGCCTCCGTGATGATCTCGTCGATCTGCCCGTCCCGATCCGACTCTTGCCGGTTCTGGAGAACGTGCGTGTCTCGACTGCCGCCCTTGCCTCCCGAAAGGAAGCGGTACTTCATGCCGCCCTTCTTGAAGTCCACGACGAATCCCATCTTGCCGTAGATCGCTCCTTCGAGCAAACGGTGGCGAACGAGGGACAGAGTGCCGAAAGGAGTGACGTAATCGGTGTAAGCGACTCCGTACTTCTTCTGGCCGATCGCGGTGTTGAGCTTGGCCTTTGAGAAGCCATTCAGCACCGAGATCAGGAAGGAACTGGCAAACAGTACCTTCTCGTCTGAACCGTCCTTGAACGCCTTATCAGCGCACCAGGCATCGAACACGGCCTCGGTGAGAGTGCCGCCGATGGCCTGCGCGTTGGAGGTCAGGTAGTGCAGGGCACCACCAGTCGTCCTGAGCGGTCCATCGGTGCTGCTGATCTCGCCCGGTTTCCCGAACACAGCGGCGGTTTCGATGTCGATCATGTGTTCGACATGGGCCTTCGACTTCTGATGATCGTAGTCGTGAGGCATGGTCTCGTTGTCAGACGACCGCCACGTTCCCGACGCGCCCAGAGTCTTCTTGAATATCTGGGTGTAGTTCGTCACGAACGTCGGGTTGTCGGACCGGACTGCCGGGGCTCGAGAGCCTTCGTCAGCCGCGTAGCCGAGAACCAGAATCGGATCGTCGTCTACGATGGCAGCGGCGGTTGAACCGCTGAAACCGCGAACGACGGTCAGGGTGTTGGTCGAGACAGCCGTGACCCGGAGAGTTTCCCCGGTTCGCGGAACCTTGATGAGAGCGCCCGGGTAAAACCGGGTGCCCGTGTCGACCGCGACTGTGGTAGCCGAATCGGTGTAGCCGGCCCCGTTGTCGAACGCATCCCAACGCAATTCGCGCTGATCTTCGGCCCACTGGAACGTGGAGTTGACTGTCTTTTCCTTTGCCATACCGTCGCCGGTACGCTTGAGAATCACGGTGTACGGGGTCTCAGACGGATCCAGATTCAGGATCGACTTGCCTACGTCGATCTTGCGCTGGCCTGCTGCGATATTACCCGTGGTCCGCTGGCCTGTGAACTGCGCCATTTAGATCACTTCCTTTTCTTGGATTGGCGCCGGTCGCATCAGAAAGCCCCGTCAGGTGCCTTGTGCGCGAGCATGGCGCGTCGGTATTCGTCTCCTGGATCGGCTTCTCCCTGTTGGGACGGTCCTGCCCCGGTCTCTAGGGTTGCCTCTCCAATCGCAGCCGACTCGGCTGGTACTTCGCCTGCGGCCATAGCATCTGCTTTGACCGCCTTGTAGGCCATCTCAACGAGGTTTTCGTCAAGGGCCAATCCTTCGTTTCCGAACCTCTCTACGAGGGTCTGAACGTGAGCTACGACCGCCTGCTGGATAGCGGGGTCGTTCTTCAAGTCTGGGTACTTCTCCTGTAGCCCGTCGATCCGGGCCATTGACTCCATGCGATCGCGCTCTTCCATCTGCGCCTTCATCGGTGCGACCTGCTCGTTCACCTGATCCTGGACGAATTGCGCGAGTGCCTGCTGCGGATCCATCTGATCGTACTGCGCGGTTTCGTCCGGGTCGTCGGCCTCGAGTGCGGCAACCTCTTCGTCGCTCAGTCCCTCAAAGCTCGGATCATCGCCGTAGAGCTGGTCGGTGAGGTCTGCCGGCTCCTGGACATCTTCGGACGGCAACCTGCCGTCGATCCTGTCAAGCCGCTCCTGGATGGATGCGAACTGCTCGGCCATTGGGTCGGCCTGTACGGGCTCGGTTGTGCCCGGGTCAGAATCCACTACCTCTGTCATTTCCGGTTCCATTAGGCCGCTGCCTCCATGTATTCGAGTTGGTCTGCGGCGGACTCGCCACCAGACACGATCTGTTCGGCAATGCCGGTGAACTCTTCGATGCCGGATACCTGCCCGGTCGAGTAGGCGTACTTCTCGATCTGAGAGAAGGGGTTGCCGTGAATGACTACTGCGAGAATCTGATCCCGCCTCGCTCCTACTTCAGCGACCAGAACTTCCCATCCGGGGTGTTCCATGAGGTCTTTGACTTGCTCGCCTGCCTGGGTCGCAGCGGTCAGTTCCTCAGAATCGCGGTTGTCGTAGGGGTTCATCATCTGGTACCCCGGGAGGGTATACGGCGTTTGCGGACGCGCTTTTTGCGATTGAGCTGCTTTGTGGCTTTGCGACTGGCATCCATCGGGTTCGGCATGTGCTTACTTCGGCCCAGAAGCATTGCGGAGAGTGAGGGACCGGCTGGCCCCTTGCCTTTCTTGCCGCCTCGGTATGGCTGTGTCCGGCGGCTCACAATTAGCCCCTCATCCATTTCCAAGTAGGCGCGGTTCCTACATATGTGAAGGTAATAGATGATCCTCGTGGCAGACGTAGCATGGTCGGTGTGGCGGTAACAATGGTTCCGTCAAGAAGCGTGGACGAATTGCTGTTGTTTACAATGTTGAGCGAAACGTCGAAGGGGTATGGGTTAGCATAAGCAACGGTCGTTGCTGGGACGGTCGGGGCAGCTAGGAATAGCCCGCCCGGGTTGAGTTGGGAAAGGGTCACGCGGCTATTCGCAACCGTGGCAGTCGATACAGCGGCACCAGGAGGGGCACCAGAGGGAGGGAAGACCAGGAAGCGATCGCGTACATAGGCTCCCACTACCGTTCCGTCTGGGAAAGGATTGATGTCAAAATCGTAGGTAAAGGAAGCCATTACGCTGCCACCAGACTTCCGCCTACTTTAGTCCATCGGGGCGCATCCACCAGACCAATAGCAGAGTTGCGGGCGGCTGCTACCTGTCCCGCTGTAAGCGTGGCTTCGTGGACTGATACCCATGCCATCTTGCCGTTGAACGGGTCTACATTTCCGGCATATACACCTACGTTTAGATTGCTAGCCGTGCCGGAAACTGGTAGCGCGAATTGAGCCGTCTGCGCTTGCGTAGATATGAATGTCCCGTTTATGTAAAGGGTCATCGTGTCGCCGGGTTCGTCAAATATCAGCGTCCAATGTACCCACTCGCCGTTGTCCGGCCAAGCCGTCGTGAAGGTAGATGCCCCGCCCCCGACGCCTCCGGGATACGCGGTGACGGATTGACCAGTCGAAAGACGGATGCGAAAGTGATTGCCGACTCCGCTGTTGCCTACTAGCGTGTCAATCGTTCCCGAAGTATCCCGGTACGCCCACCCACTGAAAGTCCGGGTCGTGCCGTTGGCGAAACAGCCCTTATCGCTCGCGCTCGCATGTTCCGCCCCGGTCCAGCCGACATGCCCTCCGGCATCAGATACCCAGTTGCCGTCCTGCTCATACCCGCTGCCGTCGAAGTAGGTTCCTGCGGAACTAGCCTGCTCAAATAGAACATCGTCCATGTACCAAGTCATTCCGTTCGCGCCGAAGTTTGAGTTTCGCATGAATACGGTCGAAACCGCTGTAAGTACCTCAAAGGTGAACTCATAGCGTTCCCATTCGGTCGTCAGGACTACGGTTTTGTAACCCGATCCTCCGGCAGTCGGCACCGAGCCAATTCCGATATGTAGGCTCTCGCCGCCGCTCTCGCCTTTCAGCCACATCGAAACCGTGTAGTCCTGCCCGATCACGGTCGCGGTATTTATCATCTCAAACCCGGAGAACTGATCGGGGTCGTCCGGCTTCACGAACTTTGAGCAGGGACCGTCGCGCCTTCCGCCGCTCGCTTCGCGGGTCCATACACCGCTGCTGTTCTGGCAATAGCCGGACTGCCCTACATCGCGCCAGCCGCTCTTGTCAATCTCAAAACCGGGGTTCGTACATAGGTTCCGCCGCGTCCCGTAGTCGGTGGTGATCCAGCCGCCGTCGAAGTCGGTTGCGCCGTCGTCGGCTACCGAGAACGGGCCGGGTGTGTAGCCGCCTGCGGTTACGCCTCCTGCTGCGGTGCCGTTCCGGGCGTTGCCTGACAGGTCGGTAAGCGGGGCGGTTGCTCCGAGCGGTAGGAGAATCCCAAGATTGCCGAAGCTCTTGAGGGTGTCAACGTAGTTGGATCTTACCTTTACGGTCATGGAACAGTGTCAATCCAGATGTCGTAGTCAGCCATGTTGGTCGGCTGAATGCTGCCGATCCAGGTGTATTGCGGGTATTCAGTCGGGCGGACTGTGGCTGCGTCTGCCAGGTGAACAATCGAACCCATCGCGCCCGGCGTGATAGCTGGAGCCTGAATCGCCGTGTAGGCGTAGGGAGTGGTCGTCTTGACTACCCAGTAGCTCACGCCCGGCGTGAGCCCGGTGAAGGTGCAGGTTCCGCTCGAGAGAGTCTGGGTATTGGTCGCGGATCCAAGCGGTGCGCCGGATGGTGCCGGCGGGTTGGGCCAATTGGTCGCGGGGTACGCTCCAAGCGTGATTCCGTCTGCGTACTTGCCGCCCGGGGGTGTGAAAGTGAAAGAAGCCATGTTTCTCCTAAGCGGGTTGCGGTTCGGGTTGAAGGATCTGAGCGATTTGGTCTTCTGACATTCCGCCCCGGGCCAATTCCTTTGCGATCTCTTCGACAAGCGCCATCGTGTCGCCCGGTGTCGCATCCCTCGCGGCTTCCTGAAGTAGCGCCGTGGCTTCCTGCTCGGGGAAGCCTCCGCGCTCTATGAGGGCATCGGCAAGAATCTGGATGATGTCCGGCTGGCCGTCCTGATCGAGCTGCGGCTGCTCGGGGGCGGGCTGCTCTGCTGGTGGTCCCTGCTCTGGCATCTGGCCCTGGTCGACGGGGGCTCCGTCTGGACTCGGTTGCTCTTGCCCGGGCTGCGGTGGTCCGGCTGGCTGCTCGGGCTGCTCTTCCTGAAGCCATGACTCGGCGTTGCGGATCCCGTACTGCTCGAGGACATGCTCGATGATCTTCTCCGGTTTGATCCGCTCGATGAAGGGGGCAAGTGCCTGGGTGAACTGGATAGCGTTAGAACGCTTCTCAGCTTCGTTCTCCGGGGCGATCGAGCCTGCGTCGGGGATAACGTCGGTGTTCTCGAAATCCTTGCGAGAGACCTTTACAAACGAGTAGCCGGATGGTGTGGTCGTATCCGGTATCCGCATCTCGGCTTCCTTCTCTGGCACCTTCTGGATGTAGAGCGCCCGCCACTGCGCCGCGCCGGTCTTGATCGTTTCGGCCATGAGGTTCTTCGCCTTCAACTTGATCCGCTCGCTGGCTGCGGTCTGGATCATCTGGGCCTCTGTCGCGGTCGTAGAAGAAAGCGGGGTGTTGGTGCCGGCGACCTGTTCGCTGATCCCGGACGTAAGCACGATGTCGCTCTTCAGGGCTTCCTCTTCTGAGACTGACGATGAGGGGATGTCCTGAATCGGCATCGGGTAGATGGCCTCGCGGGGGTCTCCCATGACAGGGACAACCGCGCCCGGTCCCATAATCATGTCCTTTGGCTGGAGCATCCCCTTCTGGTAGAAGTAGCCCCGGTTCAAGGCGAGTGTCGCTGCGTCCCGGCGTTGGCTTCGCATGGTGTTCAACTCGAACTGAAGGTGGGCGATCGGCTCAATCTCGCCTATGCCCTGCATCTCGGACGGGACTCGGGTAGGCCGGTAGAGCTGGAAGGGGAGGTCTCCGTGGTGGTGGGGGTTCTGCTTGTCCTGGACTAGAATTGCCCGGTTTAGAACCGTGTAGACCTTGCTGCGGTCGTGGTACTCGAGGACTTCGTGAAGGTTTGAGCCGCCCTGGTCCGAACTCCTGATCCCGGCGGCTTCCATCCGGTCTGACCAGATTCCGCCCCGGTCGGCGTCACCGACCATGCTCTTGACTGATTCAAGGTCAACGTCTGTCCAATGCCCGCACTTGACCATGTTGGCGACGTACTCGGTGGTGCGCCAGGTGCGGTGAATGATGAATCCGCAGGTATCTACGTCTTTCCCGGCTGGATCCCAGAACATGTCGAAGATGTCCGGCGCTTCAACCTGCGGGCCTTCGTAGACCAACTTGCGGTCGTCTTCCTTGATCTGATCGCCGTCCTCTAGCAAACGCCGCTCGAACTTCCTGCCCTTGCGGTACTTCTTCTCCCAATAGGTTTTTCCCCATCCCATGCCGTACATGAGCCCGGATCGGCAAATGTCCTGAAGCTTCATCTCGTAGTTGATCGCTGCCTGATCGCGCTCGAATGTCGCCCGGACTGGTTCGATCGCCGCTTCTGCTTGGCTGTTTTTCGGCAGAACCAACATCCGGGGATTACTGGACAGGATGCGCGGCAGGACCGTTTCGACTGTCGCGAAGGCGTAAGGGATGAACAGTTCGGCACCGAATACCCGGACGAACTCCTGTGAGACCGTGTCCCGGTCTCTCGGGGATGCCGTCTTGAGATCGTTGCCCAGCTTGCGGTAGTTGCGGTAGAGCCCGTAGTAGAGGTTCCACCTCTGCCTGAGAAGGGCATGGAGGCGATCGGCGCGGCTGAACTCTTTGAGGACGAACTCGAGCTTTGACTTCTCTTCGTCGGTCAAGTCATCCTTCGACTTGATCGGCGCTCGCTTGTCGCCCTGCTTAGCCACTAGGCGGCTACTTCCTCAGCTTCCGCCGGCTCCGGTCCCTCAATCGGGATCTGGACTACTGGCCGGGCCTTCGTGTCGATCTGCTCGAGTGGCGCATCGGTCGGGGTCAGCTCCTTGACCTCGAATGGCCGGGTCTCGTAGCTGAAGACGAATGCTTCGGTGTGCCATTGGCCCGGGGTGTCTTTGTGATTCTCGCCCGGGATCAACTCGCCGTCTGCGTCGTACTTGACCCGGTAAGCCTGGACCGAAAGCTGGCCTCCGACGAAATCCATCGCGGTAAGGGCATCGTGAAGCTTCTCGATAAGCGCCCCGTCAAATCGGTTGGCAAGGGCGGTTGCCCGGCTCATCGCCTCGTGGTCGCCCGGTACTCCCCCGGTCTCGCCCGGAATTACTGCCCAATCTCGCCTCATCCTTGCTGCCCCTTTCGCTTCATCCAGTCCTGAAGCTCGGTGTCGTGGTCGAAGATCGGATTGCTCTGAAGCTCTGCCTCAGCCTGAATCTTGGATTCGTGCTGGCTGTAGCAATGCTCAACGTGGCTGGCGAAGGCAGGCTTCGGGATGTCCTCGCCACAGATCGAACAATTGATGCCCGGGCTGCCCGGGACAAAGATGCCGTTAGCTGTCTGTTGATAACTAATCGCCATTCACGCGGCAGTATAGAACGGATACCCGGACGGGGTATCGGCGTTAGAGGCTTTGAGCGGCGTGTAGAGCGGGTTTCAGCCGCTCAATCAATGCGGGGGTCATACGCTGAAAGCCCGCTTCTCTGCGCCCGGAAAGACTGAGCCGGTCCTGAGTCATCATCTACCAGTAGCGGCCTCTCGCTCGCCACATACTGCCCGATCATGTATGCCATGAGAAGGTCGTCAAAGGCTTTGGGTGCCGCGTTGGACCGGCCCTTCTCGTCCCGGACATAGGTATTGGTCTCTGAAGCCAAGCGCCGTGACTTGATTCCGCCGTAGTCGTCTTCTCTGAGCCGGACCTGAAAGCCGGAAATGAGGATCGGCTTGGTCCGGGTGTTTGTGTCCCATCCCAGCTTCTTGTCGGACTTCTCGGTTTGGCCTCCGACCCGGCGTGACTTGTAGAGGTTCCAGTAGTGGTACTCGTAGAGCAACTTCCGCAGGACCGGGTATCCCCAGCCGCCCGTTCGCTCGATTGCCACAACCGGATCGCGGAAGAAGATCGCGGCGAGAAGGATCTGAAGTGCCAGCTCGTCAGGCTCGCATCTGCTCTGGTACTCGGCTACCTGCTGTTTTGTCGCGTGGTCTATGACCTGGACCGTCTGGTAGTCCGGCTCGTCTGTGGATTCCATCTGGCCCCCGGATACGTCTACGCCCATGATGTATTCGCTTCCCGGCTTCTCTTCCCAGTCCGGCCACATCCTCCACGACTGATTCTTCGGCCCCTCGCTCCAGGGTGTCCAGATCGCTTTGCTCGGAATCGTCAGATCCCCGGTTCGGCCTTCTTCCTGCTTGGTGGCCCCGATCGTGAACTCTCCATAGACCGGCCCGGGGTTGTCGGGGGAGGTGTGGCGGGGGTCGGTCTGTTCGACTTCCCGGATCAGACCGGCTACCCGGTAGGGGTCGAAGGTCTTTTGCCCGGACGAGAGAAACGACTGCTCGGGGCTGGCGGGGTACTCCTGGTGAAAGACGCGCATATCGCCGCCGCACTTGTTGGCAACCGTCTTCCGCCTCCAATAAAGCTGCTCGAGTGTCAGCCCGTAGTCCCGGATCAGATCGGGCTCTTCCTCCCCGTAGGGACCATCCCCGACCACGAAACGCTCTTTCTCGGTCTCGTTGGCGAACTTGAGCTGGTACTCGAGGTGCTTCCACCACGGCCAGAAGAAGGGGTGAAAGTCAGACCGGCCCTCCATCGCGTCATCCCAGAGATCCTTGAACTCGTTATGCCCGTTCGGGGTCGACTCCACCATGACCAGAGATTCCGAATCGTCGGGTACGGCACTCATCAGCGCCGTCATCTTGAAACCGATCTGCGCCCAGAAGGCAAGCTCCGAGAGGTGCATTCCCCGGTAGGTGCCACCTCGCCCGGCCTGAAACTCGCCGGCGGTGTCAACCAGATACTCGGAATCAGGGAATACCTTGCCCCTGGCCCAATCCTCCCGGCTCGCCCCGCCGAATCGCATGAACTGGCCCCGGCGGAAGTTCGCCGCGTCGGGCTTGATCCCCAGTCCCTTGTCCTCTGGCAGATTGGCCCACATCGTTTCGCCCATGCGGTAGAGCTTTTGCCCGGTTCCCCGGTCGTGGGCCACGGTTACACAGTTGTAGTTCTCCCGCTGGGTCGCGCGGTGGATCAACTTGGCCTGTGAAACCGTCGAGATCCCGACCTGCCGCGCCTTCAGAGCGATAATCCTCATCGGCTGCCCGGCGGCTCGCTGCGCCTCAAGCGCCGCGTCAAACTCCAACTGGCCCTCATTCATCACGAAGGGGATCCGCTTGCCCTGCTTGTCAACGATCTTGGCGAACTTCTCGGCCCAGTAGGGGGTGTCCTCCAAGATCCGGGTCTGAACCGCTGCTATCGCCTCTGACGGAACCATCGCCTGAATACTAATCAACGATCAGGCCGCTACTCGGGTATCTCCCGGAGCGCCTGAGCCCTAGCCTTGACCAGGGGCATCTTCGCGGCCAACTGTTTCGCCCGGATCTCCCGTCGTTCCGCAAGGTCAATCTCGGGCCAAACCACAATCTCCACTTCCTCGCCCGGTTCCTCAACCTCTGCCACGGCCTCCTGCGGGGCAGGTACAGATTCAGCCCGCCTCTCCCAGCCCGTCGAAACATCCATGCCCAGCTCCCGCCTGACGACGTTGCTCATGGTCAGCCCCTCGTTCTCGGCCCACTCCCCGATCAGCCGATGCTCTCTCTCGGTGACCCGGATCTGTAGGAGCTTCGTTCGCCGGCTCACTCCGCAATCTCCCGGGTCGCCAACTGCCTCGCATTGCTCAAAGGCATCGTGGTACTCAACTGCTTGGCCCGGCGCTCCCTCCGCTCCGCAAGGCTCCGTTCCCCGGCCCCCACCACTCGCGGCTCCTTAACCGCTGGCGCGGGACTCTGGGCAAGTACCTGGTCACGCTGGACCGGAGGCTTATCCCCCAGCCCGCTATCCCGGAGGAAGGCACTCACGCCCTTTCCCGCTATAGCCGCCCGGTCTTTCAGGACCGTTCGCTCGGAGTCGGTGACTCGGATCAGGATCGTCTTATCTCGTTTAGCCATAGGGGAGGTATATACGCTGGACCGGACGGTGGGGGTATATACAGGCTGATTAGTCTGAAAGGTATATACGATTAGGGGGAATTAGCGCAGTTATATGGGTGGCGGGGGTAGGATACTTACGAGATGGGACCCGGTTTTTCCTGAAGGGGTGGCCCGGTCCCGGCGCTAATTTCTTGAGGCTAGGTAAGGGATATGCGGTCCGAGAATCGTAGCTCTGCGCACTCATACGCTTGTCTGTGACTAAGCTAACTCGGCTCTGTGCCTTACCTTCTGGCCTAGCTGCTACCTGTGCTGCTACCGATGCCAGCTCGTCGCCCTGCCCTGGTCGCCGGCCTGCCTGGTGCCGCGATCGCCCGCGCATAATCATGTTGCCTCCCACTAATCCTCCCACTAATCCCTAATCCCACTCCGCCCGTACTGCCTGCCAAGTCTCGCCGCATCTTCCCTTATCGGTCCTATGGCCTTACTGCCCGGTCCAAACCGCTGTTATATCGCGGGCGCGCGTTCTAGGATTCGCTGCCCAGCTCTTCGCTCTGCTCCGCTGCTAGGGCCTCGAGGATACTGCCCGGGTCAACAGATGGCCCGCCCATTTCCGCCGACTCTTCGCTGCTCAATTTGGCCCCGCGCTCTCGCCTTGCCTGCTGCCTTCGCCTGTTCCTGGCCTGGTCGACCGTGGCCTGTAATTGGCTCACTGCCTTGACCCATGCCTGATTAGGCTTGCCGCGCTGTACCGACTCATCTAGCCTGAGCAGCGCTTCTCGGTGAATACCTAAGAGCCGACGATAGCCCGCATCCTCCTGCTCTTCCTCTTCTCCCGGTCTGACGTATAGCCCGGCCCGGATCCCGTCGAGTTTCCATTTCTTCCGCCATCCGTCAATCGTCCTGGTTGAAGGGTCGACCTCGAACGGTAGGCCGGCGTTCCCTGAGGCTAGTTTCTCCCGGATCTCCCGGGACCGTAAGCCCTCGAGATGCAGGATCTTCGCAGCGTCCTTGATGTCTTGTCCGTATGCGTCGGCCATATCTGAGGGAATGCTAGCGGTCCTGCCCGGCGTGAACGTGGCCCAGATCGCCGCTCACTGCCTTCTAATCGCCTGTCAGTCTGTGATTGCTGCCCGGTTTGGTGAATGGTCCGCAATGTTTCCGCCGAGCCCTTGACACTTTCCTACGGTCTGTGCTATACATCATGGCGTAATGACAAAGTGATCCCGGCAACGTTCTAGCGTCCCGGGATCTGCCAAACGATCGGAGAATGATCGAATGAACTCGGAAGAATACAAGACAGTAATCGAAGCTCAGAACTCGCCCGGCTATAACGGGTGGACGAATTATGAAACCTGGGCTGTCAACCTATGGATCGACAACGAGCCCGGATCACAGGACTATGCGAGGGAGACAGTCCTCGCTCATTCCGCCGGATACGACCGGGCGGAAGCTCTGAAGGATCTGGTCTGGTCTGGCGATCTGTTCCCGATGCCTGATAGCGGTTTGGCCGCTGATCTGGTCAACTCGGCTCTGCACTCTGTCAACTGGTCAGAGATCGTAGATCACTACGAGGATGAAGCCTGATGGCATCGCAAGGCAACATTATCTGCCATCTAGGCTATGGGACGCATCCTTCCCGGTTCGCCACCATTGACAAATTGGCCCGGCGTATCGGGGCGATCCATTGCCACGGTGTCGGATGGCGGCTATCTGAAGGCGAGCAATCCTGATGGCCCGCTATAGGTCGGAAGCTTCATTCCTATCCGATGCCGATAAAGCTGCCCGGCGTGAGATGTTGAACGAGCTGCTAACGGCGAGCCTCGAGGCACTTGAGACCGGGCAGGGTATCGCCCGGTTTCTCGTCGCCCGGGCTCTTCATGGCGGATCGTTGACCCCGGCTAATACTGCCCTGGCCGCATTCCAGCAACCCGGCGAGATCGTGGCGGATAAACGCTTCTGGCAAACGATCCCTAAGGGTCGGCGGGCTAATTGTGTCTTGATCGGCAAGGCGTTCTGGCCCGCTGCCAATTGGTCGAGCCGCTACTTCAATCCGAGCACGCATGATGCGCTAATGGAATTGGCCGACCACGTTGGCCCGGATACTGCCCGGTCTGAAGAATTGGCCCGGGAATGGCAGAAGGTCGCTAATACGGTCTCGGCTCTTCAATCGTTTGTCTTCGCCTTTGAGGATGAACTATCCGACGCTGCCGGCCCGGTCCTGGACTGTGAGCCGGAAGGGTCAGCGGTCGAGACCCGGAGCGATCCTTTGCCGTTCTAGCTGCTGCCCGGGATGGCGTAGGTCGGATCGTTTCCGGCCCCGGGCCTGTATTGCCAATCAACCAGAAGGGATCCATCATGCATTCATTCACAGAAGCAGCGGCGGAAGCTATTGCCGAAGTTCGCGCACAATGGAAGGGCCGGGACTGTTACAACGCGACCGAGAGAATGCGGGTCGACCAAGCGTTAGACGATGTAGCCGAAGAATTGGCCCGTGGTATGGAAAGCTACGGCGGCGGTCCCGATACTGCTGACATCCTGCGGGCTGCGGGTTGCACTGAGCAGGTCGTCGGATTCCATACAGAAGACGAGCCGGCGCCGAAGCCGCTCACTCCTGGAGTCAAGCTCTTCAGCTTCTCGCCTGGGGATCTGACATGACCCGCCCGGGGCTGTTCTATGGGATCTGTTCGGCGGTCCTGCTCGTCGCTGCTATTGCGGTCCTGGTCTCCTGGGGACTGACAGGCCATGAGCTGCATGGTCTGTCTGGCCCGGACGGTCTCTAATGGCCGCCCGGATTGCTCAAGCTGGAGACCTGGCCGCATCATTCAAGGTCGACCGCTCGACGGTTTACTACTGGATCTCGAGGCCCGGTTTCCCTAAGCCGATCGCAGAGCTTAGGGCAGGCAGAGTATGGGATCTCGAGGCCGTCCGGCAATGGAAGGCGGCGAACATCCGGGATCGTGCCGAACCTGGAGAGGGACGCGGGCGCGGTTAACGCTAGTCAAAATACCGAAGGGTCAGAGCCGGTCGCCATTGCGGGGCCGGCTCTTCTCGTGCACGACGCTAGTCAAGATACCGAGCCGACCCTGTTAGTTGCTTACTGATCGCCCTACGCTGCTATCTCCCGGATGTTTTGGCCCGGTCTAGTGGTCTAGGTCACTTTGCCCGGCGCGGCGCTTAGGATCGCTTACAACGGGAGTCACGATGCGGGTCAGAAGGGCAGCGGATCCTCGACCGGCGCGGGCTCTTCGACTGGTGGCGCTGGCCCGGGGTCTCCGTCGTTGCCCCGGTAGTTGCTCTCGAATCGGTATCGCTCCCCGTTAAGGTCAACCCATGTCTCGCCTAGCCTGCCGTTTCTGACCTTTGTGAAGTAGACGACTCCATGAGGCTGCGGAATCCCGGTCGCATTTTGCTCTCGCCATACGAAACAGACCGTGTTGGCGTTCTGCTCGAATGCGCTCGCGCCCTTGATGTCGGCATTGGTAGGCCGTGGAACCTTCGCGGTCTTGATCCGGTTGCGGTTTAGGTGAACCGTTGCCAGGATCGCGCAATCTGCTTGCTGGGCTACCCGGGCGAACGTGCCGGCGATCTGCTCGAGGTCTTTCGTTTCCTCGTGCGGGATCAAGTGAAGAATGTCCACGGCTGCCACATCCCACCTATTGCGTCGGATGTGGTGGCCGATCTGTTCGGCATCCCATCCCGCGCAATTGGTAATGCCGAATGCCAGGGCTTTAGGTGCTGCCCGGGTCAGAGTCTCGCGCTCTTCGCTGCTCAGTCGGTTTCGGATGATCTTCGAGTAGGGGATCCCCGTTGCCCGGGCCAAAGATCGGGCAACCCGCTCTTCGATCGTTGTCTCATTGATGTAAAGGTGGCATTGCTTCCCGAGCGAAGTCATCCCGTTCAAGGTCTGGTCTAGCAGGACTGACTTGCCGTGAGAGGTGTGCCCGCCTAGAACTATGAACTCGCCCCGGCGCATCCCGCCGTCAGTCAGCTCATTCAGCTTCCCGAGCGGCCAGGGGAAGGTCTCCGCGCCTTCGTGGGTTAGGAGCTTCTGAGCTACTGCCTGAAGTGCTGCCGGGTTGTAGGTGCTGGCGGCATGGACGATCTCTTTGGTGAGCAGGGCTTCAGCTTCGCCTAGTTTTGCCCGGTCCCGACCCTCCACGGCTTCGGCTATCAGTCCTGCCGCCGTCTGCTTCGATCGCCACTCTGCCGCCTCGATGACAACGCGGGTGTGGTGCAGGACGTTGGCCGGCGCTGAAACCGTGGCGCACAGTTCGCTCAGATAGTTCGCTCCCCCGGCCTCTTTCAGCCCGTCGCGCCTCTCCAATTCAGCGGCAACTAGCAGCTCGTCCGGGTCTGCCTCGCCTGCTACGGCCAGGACTGCTCCCAGTATGGCCCGGTGCTTGTCGAAATACAGGTGGTCGGCTTTTAGCCCGGAGTCGACTTGGACCGCCTGTACCCGGTCTGCCGTGGTGAGCATGAGGCTTCCGAGAACTTGGCGCTCCATCTCGAGGTTGATTACGGGCTCGGCGCTCATAGGATCTCCAATCCAAGCTGCCCGGACTCGCGGTGCTTTGTCTCGGCCTTTTCTACCAGTCCTGCCCGGACCAGAATCTCGGTGGTGTCGCCTTCGTGCTGTGACCACCAGGCGATGCGGGCCTCTGCGATCTCCGCATACTCGGCCTCACGCTCAATGCCGATGAAGTCGAAGCCTTCAAGGTGTGCTGCTATCCCGGTGGTGCCTGATCCTGTGAAGGGGTCGAGGACTGTGCCGTCTGGTGGGGTGACTAGGCGGACTAGGTAACGCATAAGGTTGATTGGCTTGACGGTGGGGTGGTGGTTGCGCTTCGGGCTGCTCTCCCTTGGTCGAGGGTTTTTCTTGGTTCCAGACCTGCGATCTCTCCCCCCACCTATGTCAGCGCCCGTTGGTGCCCTCTCCTCAAATCCGCCTAGCCCTGCCGAACGCTCCGCTGCCGAACTCTTGGCGCAATAAAAGAACCTGCTGGCCCCTCCGGCGTCGAGGTTGGTTCTTTCTTCCCTGCTGAAGCCCTGATAGTTGCCATAGACGCTGCCGCCTCCGCCCTGTGGCCCCTTTGGGTAAGCGCCCGCTTGCAACTCCCCACTCTGAGCATCCAGCATCGCCCCGGCTTCGGGGTCTAGTAGGACGTTGGCGGGCCATCTGCCTTGCGCCTCTGCCTTCTCAACATTTGCCCGGACTCGCGCCGCGTGAGCCTCTACCGACGCTTCATCCTCCATCCACGGTCGGCTCCACCCTTCGTGCTTGCCCTCTATGGCTACGCGCTTCTCCG